GTTGTATTTAACCTATCCAGTTTATCACCTGTAGAGTTCGCGGAGGCTTTCGTTACTCCGGTCATTCCACTTCTTAAACTTGTCATTGCATTTCCTAAGTTCTCTAAACTGTTAGCATACATGTCAATTTTGTCTTTGTCAAGTTCTTCTAGAGTTTTATTCAAGGATTTGGCAAAGTTTTCTGGACCTCCACCAAAAATTTTACCAAAGAAGCCTGTGACCACACTAGCAGATGAACCGCCTGCCATTAAAACCATGGCTCCTGCTAGTTTGGTTGTTCCTACTGCTACATCTGATAAATTTTTTCCGTCAACATCACCTACTGCTGATAATCCTTCAGCAAACTTGTTCAATGCTCCGCCCATCAACCAAGTTGCCGCGGCTAAACCTGCTCCTATAATGGCAATGGATGCCGAAAATGCTGTGGCACCTAACACAGTTTGAGGATTAGCAAAGGCTTTCAATCCACCTGCCAGTCCTTTCATACCTGTTCCCATACCACCCAACAAGCCTCCGCCACCTGCGCCTGCTTTGTTTAAAAATGATGGAGTTGAGGTTTTGCTTTTCATAAAATTTGGTACTTTGCCAGAAAGATAAGATGCTCCTGCACCGATAGCCTTACCGCCTGCACCCAATGCCATGGATGCAACTTTCTTAGTACCCAGTATTCCTAACAGAGCAATTAACGCCGCTCCAACATCTGTCACATAATTTGATAAACTTTGTAAACCTGAAGCCAACCCTTCTATCACTGAGGACAATCCGCCAATAACTGAACTTAGAACGTCGGCAATTGGAGCCAACAATGCTTGGAATGCCACTGTTAATCTTTGTGTGGCTTTGTTGAATTTAAGAGCACTGCCTGTTCCAATTTCTTGTGCTTTTTTTTGTTGTTTTTGTGCTTCGGTCATATCTCCCATTGCGTTTTTGAATCCTATTGTTTCAAATCTCACATCGAAGAAGTCCACGCCTAATTGTTTCAATTGAGCGTATCTTTGTTTTTCCTCTGCTGACATGTTAGCAGTTTCATTTGCCGCAGTTTGGAAAACTTTCATCAACTGTTCTGCTGATCCTGTTTCACCTCTTGCCAAACCGTGTATGGCTTCTCTCATGCCATCGATTGCCAAGATACCAGCCTCTCTAGCATTGGTGGCCACACCGTCAGTGGCAATAAGGTTGGTAATACTTTGTTCCATGTCTTTGGAAACAGCACCGGTCATTGACAGAGCACTATTGATTTCTTTTTGCTGTGCTTGACTCATTCCGGACAGTTGTAAACTTAATCTTGTATCATTGGCACGTGCTTTCATTTCATCTGCCAATGCTTTTCTATTTTTTCCAGTCAATCTTGTCAATAGATCAAGATTGTTTAAGTAATCTGTGGTTTGACTTGCCAACTGTTGTGCATTTAAATTTTGTGTTCTACCCAATTGTGTTTGAATCTCTAGATAGTCTGCGGCACCGGTGGCAATTTCGTCCATGGTGAAACCCAATGCCACAAATTTGTCAAATGTTTCTCCTGAAGACAATGATGTGATTGCATCTGTAAAGTTTTTGACACCTTGTCCTGTTGTGCCTCCCAACAGTGCCAAGTTTGGTCCTGCTTGAAGCAGAGCAGAATTCAATTGATCCATGGTCAAGCCTGTGGTTCCAGCAACTTTTCTCAAATCATTTAAACCTTGACCCACTGTGCCACCAATCTCAGACAGTGCTCTGTAGAAGTCTACGTTTCTTGACAATCCATCTATCAACATTGCCATGGTGTCTCCGAAAATTTTTCCGGTTTCTCCAAACTGTTCTCCTATCAAACTGGCAGATGCACCCAGTCCTTTTAGGTCTGAAGTGACTATGCCTATGCCAATAGCAAGTGTGTTGTTGACTTTTTGAATGCCACTCATGCTTTCAGAAGTATCATCCAATTCGTCAGCAAAATCTTTTAGATATGATTGTGTTTTTTTTAGTTCTTCTTTGGTTTTGCCTGTGGCTTTGGCCAACGATGCCATACCTTTGTCACCGGCTAAAATTTTCACCAACTGTTGTAGTGTGGTTTCTTGGGCAATACCTGCCTTGCTCAAGCCTTCTGCTAGATCCTGTAGTTCATTTCTATCTAATGCCATGTTACCAAAATGTATTTAAATCCAATCATTATGTACGTACTTAATCCACTTCACTAAATATGAGTATATTAAGAACAGTTAAGTCAAACTTTGTTCTTGTATTTATTGGAGATAAAATGAGCGAAATTCAACCAGGTCCAAGTAATCCTTTAAAGAAGTATTACAGACAGCCTAAACAATTTATTAAATTACCCAGCGGGTACAAATACTATCCAGCAGGTGCAATAGAAGTACCCACATCAGGTGAGGTGGCTGTTTACTCTATGACTGCCAAAGATGAACTGTTGTTCAAGACACCAGACGCACTGTTGAACGGTGAAGCAACTACTCAAGTGATACAAAGTTGTATTCCAGCCATCAAAGATGCTTGGCAGATGCCCAGTATAGATGTGGATGCCAGTTTGATTGCCATCAGAATGGCCACATACGGAACCAAAATGAATATTCCAATCACAGTGCCAAACACAGACATTCAAAAAGATTTTGAATTGGATCTACAAGGCACATTGGACAAAGTGTTGAATGCTCATTATCAAAATAAAACACTTGTAGGCAACATGGAGATCACAACACAACCGCTCACATACGATCAATTCTCCAAGATGGCGATCAAGAGTTTCGAAGAATCTAGACTGCAGAAAGTTCTACAAGATCAAGACATGTCAGAAGAAGAAAAATTGAGAAGATTCCAACAGAGTTTGACCAAACTGACAGACTTGAATGTGAGCATGGTAGCAGACACAGTGGCTTCTGTCAAGGTGGATGGTGAAACAGTCACAGACAAGAACATGATCAAAGACTTTATAGAAAACTCAGAAAAAAGTTTCTTTCAGAGCATACTGGATCATTTGGAAATTCAAAGGCAAGCGTTTGCACTGCCTAACATCACCGTGCAGTCCACCGAAGAAGAAAAGAAAGCAGGAGCACCAGAAGAGTACACCATCCCTGTACAGTTTGACACATCAAATTTTTTCGTTTAAAGATCAGTACACTGGATACTTCTGACATTCTAAAAATTGCCAAAGACATGGAGGATGAAGTCAAGAACTTCAAATTGGAATTGGGCAAGATGGCTTGGTACATGCGAGGTGGCGTCACCATGGATGAACTGTACGGCAGTTCTCCGGAAGACAGAGATGCCATTGCCAGGGTGATCAAAGACAATTTGGATACTGCCAAGAAAACAGGACAACCGTTCTTTTAAACGTATATTCCACATAATATAAAGTATAAAAAATCCTACCACTGCGGTGCCTACAAGCAAATAACATCATTTAATTAAAATTCCGCACAATTAAATAAATCTTGTATGCAGATATACACACAAATTGTTCGCCCATCGGAGTTGGATGAAGATGACCTGTGGATTCCATGTCTTAAGACATTCCCAGTAAAACATTCGCCAGCGGCGGAACAACCACTCATCATCACACACATTGAAGCCATCAATCATTATGCTCACAGCATTAACAAACTGTTGGAGCAAAAGGTGTATGCGGTGGGTGCCAAGACTTATGACCGACTCGTAGAGGCGGGCTTCGCGGAAAAAAATATTCATTGGAGACATCGTGCGGACGAACTCAAACTGCGTTCAAAAGAAATAGGACCAATCACTTGGCTCCGTGGAGACAAGTATGCACGAGATTTTTCACACCTACCAGAATGCACAGTGATACAGACGTATGAATCCAAACCAGATCCAGAGGCCATCAGACAGATATTGAAATTGGAACCTGATGTGATTCATGTGTATTCAGATGCAGTGTTGAAGGAATTGGAAATGCGTAATTGGAGTCACACCCGATTGCGACACACAGAATCTTGCGATCCTGATCACAGTTTGTGGTTGGATTGTGAGTCTTTTGATCCTAACATCTAAGAACGACTGCGTCGTTCTGCTTTTCGCTTACGCTCAAGCATTTAACTCAATCACATAACGAAGTTATGTCGTGCCTCATGCAGATAGTTGATCCATACTTCACCCAGTAACGGGCAAAGTATGTTGCTTCATGCGAGATGAGCCTGCCATTTTGTGAGAGGAAATTCCTTGCGGACGGAAGCGGTGACCCGCCAACTCCCTATTCCAGACTTCAATAGTCACGGGCAACTGACCCACCCTTCACAAACAAAGTGAGCAGTTGTGATGTTGTATCTTTTTCACAGAGCATCTTCTTTTGTGCCTTAGTTAGCACTTGACTTGCAACTCAGGATTCACCTAACGTCTTATCGACTGCATTTCCTGGATCTCACGATCAGTTGGGTTGCTATGTTATGCCTTGTTGTACTTTTTTAATTCTTCTTTTAGGATTCTAGAACCACCAACCCTCACGTTGATAATTCCGTTGTAGTATTCATCGGATTCTAACACTCGCCTTTCGAACTGTTCTCGAGCCTCGAGATAACTCATTACGCCTCTGCTTTTACAAATGTACAATATTTCCCTAGTAAATGTGTGTTCGCCTTGTGCCTCAACGTCAGCCAGTAAATGGTCTGAAGATCCCCAATAGTCCTTCCAGTCCGATTCAACCTTGCTTCTACGTTTGTTTATCCTGCCCTTGAGAGGCGGACGTGTCTTCTTGAATTTTGCCAATTTTTTGCCCACATATCTTTTACCGTTGGTTGTGTTTGTGATGAGATACACAAATCCTTCGCAGTCTTCTGGTAGTGAGTCTATTGTTTTACCTTGATAAGTCCATGGCATGAACTTACTTACTGATTATTTTTTTCGCTCTTGCTGTTTTTGAATGCGTGTTACTTTGTACTGATCTTCCAATTCCTTACGTCTTTGACGTGCCAAAATCCTAATTTCCGCGAGCGCCTTTCTGGCGGCGACTTTGGTCGCAAGGCTTCGCCTTTCAGCAAACAACTCGTTTGCCTTGAAGTACGCCATGTATGCTTTGGTCAGTTTATCGTGAGTATCATCTTGAATGGTCATAAGTTTCTACGTCGTTGGCATATGCTGTGAATCCATTCTCTTTCACCACTCTTAGCACATTGTTCACACGTCCCATCAATTCATCCTTGTGCGATATCAAGAATATGTTTTTGCCTGCTTCTCTGCTCATTTTCTTCAATATTGCTAGAGCACTTTCAACACCTGCTGAGTCCATACCGGAATCAATCAATTCATCCAAGAACAGCAAGTTGATGTTTTGATATAGATTTTCCCACACATCTCTGAATGCGAAACTCAATCCCAGTATCAATCTGTTGCGTTCTCCTCTTGATAGATTATCAAAATCTAACTCTTGTCCCAGTTGAGTGATCTCCACACTCAAATCATTTTTGAATGTGACCAAGTGTGGAAGACCCAATTGATCCAAGTAGTGAGTTAACCTGTTGTTCAAGAAGGTTAGGTTTTGATCAATTATTTTTTTCCTTATGAAGGAATCTTTGTTTGTGAGCAGTTTGTACAGAAACTCTTGGTGTTCTTTCAGTTTCTGTAGTGTGTTGGCTGTGTCCCAATTGATTTCTTGTACTGCTTGATTCTTTAATTCTTCTATCTGATCCAAGTAAGGATTTGTTTCTTCCTGTTTGTTTTTGAGTGCTGTTTTTATGGAATCCACATACTGTCTATGATCATATGCTTCTTTAATGGTGTCATAGTATGTGTTTGGTCGTTGGTCTAAATCTCCTACTGCTTCTATGTCTTTCACAGTTTGTTCCAATTGTTCTGCCAACTCCATCACATAACTGTTGGATTCTCCATATTCCATTTCCAGTTTTTTCTGCATTTCCTCAATCTTGTCTTGTGGAAGATCCTGACCACATGCATAACAAGTGGCTTTGTGATTTAATTTTTCCAAATCTTTGTGTAATTTTTTTGCTGTCTTGTCTGCTTGTTCTATGGTGCTTTCCAAACTGGCTCTGTCTTTTTGTAGTTGTCGCAACACATCATTCAGTTTGTTCCAATCTTCCAGTTTTTGATGCGACTCTAATTCAGCGTCAATATCTACTGCTTGTAATTCTTTTAGATTCCTTTCCAGTTTTTCAATGTCTGTGCTGTTTTGATTTTGCCAAGCACTGCTTTTGCTGTTCAAACTGTTGATTGTTTCTTCCACTTTTTCGTTGCTGATTTTTAAACCCTCAAGACGTGCTGTTTCCAATGCTATATCTTCTTTGGTTCTTTTGATGTGTGTTTTCAGTATGTCTGCTTTTTCAGACAGCAGTTGAATACCCAACAGTTGTTCAATAATTTCTTGTTGTTCGTTGGCGTGTAAACTTAAGAATGGTTGTGTGTATGTGTTGAGTGCCACAATGTGTTTGAACATCTTGGGATTCATTCCAATCATCTTGTTCAAATCTTCTTGTGTTTTTCTGGAATCTCCTTGACTGACATCTGACAGTTCTTGTTCTTCTTCATCTATAAAGTATTTCATCACATTGGGTTTTCTGCCACGTTCTACTCTGTAATTCTTTCCATCTTTTTCAAATGTGATTGTGACCAACATACCTTTGCTGTTGGTTTTATTCACAAGATTGTCTTTACGTATTTTTGTGAGTGCTTCACCATACAGTGCGTAACACAGTGCATTCACAATGGTGGTTTTACCTGTACCATTACGTGATCCCGCATCATCTCCACCCATGTCCAAGTTTTCACCCAACACCAGTGTTAATAATTTTTGTTGGAAGTCTATGGCTTGGGTTTGATTACCCACACTCATAAAGTTCTTAACAGTTAATGTTTTAATCAGTATCATTGTTTAAATCTCTGAATATTCTCAACAGCACTGCTTTGTCATAAGCATCTGATTCTATGGTTTCAATTTCTTTGGACACAATTTGATCCACACTTTCAAATTTTGTGATATCCAATTCTGTGTTGATCTCTTCTTCTTTTTTGCTTGGGATCAATGTGATTTCTCTACAGTCATAATCTTTCATGAAAGTTTCTTTGATGTAACTGGCTTCTTCAAAACTGATATCGATATCCAAAGTGACTCGCAAGTGCATCTTGCTTTTCATTATTTCTTTTGTCTTATCTAATAATGTGCTTAATTTTACGTTTCTGTACTTGGGACAATTACCCCAATTGAAATACACAGGCTCTTTGCCATGTTCTAAAATCATCATCCCACGTTCATCATCATCCACATCTGCGTAATTGTGTGGAAACGGATTGCCCAAGTAATGAATATTGTTTTTAACTTGACGTTTATGAAAGTGTCCAGAGAACACATATTCTTGATTCTTAAAATCGCTAGGTCTTAATTCTCCTGTGTCAGGCATTTCCACCATGGCATTCATAAAGAAGTTAGGCAATTCAAAGTGACCAAACATATACTTACATTTCATTTTGCCCACCTTTTTCCATTCATTGCCCACTAACCAAGGCACTAAAACCACATCATCTATCTTTGTGATTTCATTCACCATGGTGATGCCTGGAATGAATCTTCCAAACTCTGTGGATTGAATATCTCTGCTGTCTTTGTAATACAAATCGTGATTGCCTGGAAAGAAATAAAACTTGTCAAATGCTTTGCCCAGTTTTTCCAAACATCTAATGGAAGCATCCATGGTGGTAATATTCACACTGTTTCTGTTGTGATGCCAATCACCACAAAACAATCCTGTTTCACAGCCATGTTGTTTTGCTAAATCGATGTACCAATCGACAAATTCTTCACAGTCATCGTTGTGTAATTTAGAATTGGACTTCAGCCCGAAATGTATGTCGGTAAAAACCGCTAGTTTCTTGAACAAAATAATCTCCTACTTTTCTTTAAGAATAAACTAAAAAGTTGTATTTGTCAACTACTTCTTTGTCCGTTTGCTTACCGTTTTTGTTTTTGGTGCTGACTTTGGTGCTTTGTGAGGCATTGATGCTTCACCAGAAGTTTGTCTGGTCATACTTGGCATCATGTTGTTCAATTCTAAAATATCATCTCTTATGTTTTGATTTCTTTTTTCAATATTGATAATTCTCACAAATGAATTGGTCACTGCGGCTGTGTAGTAAGCAAATGGATTGTTGGATTTAGATTCATCAAACTGTAATCCAATCTGTGCCAATTGCAGTATGGCTTGTCCCTGCATTTCATCGTTGTAGGTGTAACCTCTCACGTTACCTCTTGTGCCATATCGTTCACACAGTTTCATCCACATCTTTGCCAATTCGTTGGTGGCTCTGCCTGCTTCTTTGTTGAATCTACCATTCTGCATTCCACCTTCCCAATGACTTTTGCCCACACATACAAGATTGCCTTTTCTATCGTATTTCCAATGCTGGAATGGAGGAAAGTTCACTTTGACCTTGCCATCTGCCACAGTTTTAGGATTTCTTTTTCTGCCAGGTTCATCTGGTATGTGATCGTATGTCATCACTCTAAAAACTATATCATCCTTGTCTATTTTACGATAATCTATTTCACATTCGCTCAACTTGGTTTTTGGATTGATTTTTTTGCGTTTTTCGTAGTCTTGCTGTGTTAATTTTTTGGCTTTGTTTCTTTTGGCTTGGGCCACAGTTCTTATGTTGATTGCGTCCACATTTTTCACAATCAAATCATAACTGCTGTACTCGTCGTCTGTGAAACTACAAAATGACGTTTTAGACTTGTGAATTTCTTCCAAAAGGTCTCTGTTGTTAAGATAATTGACTTTTTTCATTGATATTCCTTGTTATATATCTCTTCATTATAAACTACTCAGTTAATTTTGTCAATAAATAAATGTAGGAGTACAACAAATGGACAATTATCTTAAAACTGCTTTTACAGGGATCACAGATAAAGCCCAAGATGCATTCAAAAAAGGTCAAGACGTTTTATCTAATCTTCAAGGAACTTTTGACACAAAAGGTGGATTGGAAGGGTTTGTAGCAGACAAAATCACATCTGGAATCAACGGGGTTTTTGGAAAATTCAAAAGATTAAAAGGATCTCCACTATCTAAATTAACTGATGCAACGGCGGATTTAGATCTAGGCAACACGTCTGCTGTTGTGAGATCTAATGCTACTAGAGATCCAAAGGATTGGCGCCTTAGTCTTTCTATACCAGAAGATGTCAAAACACTGATGCAGTCTGACAAGGACAATTTGCTTCAGCCTTTAGCCAAAACTGATTTTAAATTTGTGTTTCCATACACACCAACAGTGTTAGTGGGCCAAAGTGCTAATTGGAATCCTTTACAACCAGTGCATACCAATTATCCTTTTTATTCATACGAAAATTCACGTGTGGATCAAATGACCATCACAGGAGATTTTTATGTACAGAATGAGTTTGAAGCCAAGTATTGGGTAGCGGCTGTGCATTATCTTAGATCAATGACCAAAATGGCGTACGGAAGATCACCTAACAGAGGTCAACCACCTCCAGTGGTTTATCTTAATGGTTATGGAGATTTCACTTTCAACAACGTGCCTGTGATCATAACATCGTTTCAATTTGATTTGAAAAGAGATATAGACTACATCAGCACAGAATTGAAAGGCGGAGAAAATTTTGATATCGGCGACGGAGAGCAAGGAAGAGTTTCCGGCAAATATGCTTGGGCTCCTTCAGAAAGTTTATTCACCATAGGTGTTGTTCCTCAATACAGCAGAACAAAACAAGCAAGATTTAATTTGAACAAATTTATCAAAGGCGATCACACATTGGGTGGTGACGGATTTATCTAATGTCTTTTTATAAAATAACCAGTCCTTATGCCAAAACATCTTTACAAGATGATCAGTATCTGGACATTTTGACCTACAGAAGAATTCCAAAACTAGCCGATGATGTATTGTACACTGTGGAACCTCAATACACACATAGACCTGATTTGCTGGCATTTGACCTTTACGGTGACGCCAAACTGTGGTGGGTGTTTGCTCAACGCAACATGGACGTACTTCAAGATCCTGTGTATGATCTTCAATCAGGAATCGAAATATATTTGCCTCAAGGACCTGCCTTAAAAAATCTGTTAGGAGTCTAACATGGGCGTCAGGAATTTCTTAAACAAATATGTGCTTGGAGAAAAAACACAACTTGCACCCGGGAAAGAAAATTCTGCGATTACAGTTAATAATGGTTACGATAATGGTTACGATTTTTCAGAAGGAACCTATGAGGCATTTGATCCGAAAAACACAAGTACCACTAAAACAAATAAAGAAAAAGAAAAAGAAACTTTCACAATAGAAAACTATGTGCGTCGTCATTATCCCAACCCCTTACATGGGTTACAAACTTTCAACACCATATTCACTTTGTGTGCTTTGGACAATGAAGAAGTAAATTTTCCTGATGTATTACTGAATAGAACTCCTAAATATCCTGTGGCACAATCCGCAGGAAAACCAGATGACCCTGCGTTTAGAAACATATCAATTTTTGAAAAAAAAGGATTGGATCTAGAATTTTTGATTGACAATGTGGAGATAGAGGCATTTCTTTCTCCCACAGCCAAAACCAAACAAACCACATCCACTGCCATTAACTTTGATGTGATAGAACCATACAGCATGGGAATTTTCCTTCAGACATTACAACTCCAGGCAGGCAAAGCCGCCAACGATGGAGATGTTGCCTACACACATAGTCCTTATGGATTGATCATAGATTTTGTTGGAACCATGGAAAATGGTGAAAGATATAGGTTTGACAATTTAAGAAGAGTAATCACGTTGAAATTAACAAGAGTGACTCTTCGAGCCAATGCCGGCGGAGCGAGATATGAATGTCAAGCAAGGCCCACAGTAGAAACTCCGTTGTATGATGTGAACAATAGAATAAAAAAAGATATCAGTATAATTGGCACCACTGTTCATGAAATATTACAATCAGGGGAACACAGTTTGATGTCACAACTGAATTCAAAAGGACAAGGGCCCAAAGCAAAAAATGAAAAAGAGGATCCAGAAACTGTGCCTCTTGATGACACAATCATATATTTTCCAAAAAGTTTAGCCCAAAAAGGTTTGGACGCCGCCCAGAGGGCAAAGGTGTTGTCTGAAAGATCATCTCCTGCAGGTGATCAAACTGACACATTTATTGAAGGATTTGGAACTCGGAAAAGAGACGAAGCAATAGAAATATTGTTGGGTGGTGATGTGAATGTGTTCAACCAATATTTAAGATACAGTGGCACAGGAATTCAAGCCACACAGATGGTCAACAGCACATGGCAAGGCAATGACATCGGAAGTTCTAAAATGTTTTACACAGAAAACAACATGAACATTGTTGGGCAAAATTTTCCCGACTTCAAACAAAATTATGACAAAAATAAAGGCATATTCAAAAGAGATGCATTTACTCTTAATTTGAAGGAAAGGAAATTAACTTTTCCAAAAGGCACCCTCATAACAGACATTATAGAAAATGTAATTTTGCTGAGTGAGTACAGTTTAAATCTAGGAGCAAGACCAGGTGAAACAAAAGGACCTAAAGATGAAGTACCATGGTTTAGAATAGCCACACAGGCTTATCAGTTGAAAGATTCATGGTATCAAAGCCTAACTGGTGCACAGCCAGTTATTAATGTGTTTAACATTATCCCTTATGGAGTGCCAGAAAGCGAGTTTATCGATCCAAGACTGTATCCGGCAGGAGTAATTGAAATCAGAAAAAATATTGTCAAAGGATATGAGTACCTCTACACAGGATACAATCAAGACATTTTGAATTTTGATCTTGATTACAATTTTGCTTTCTACAATTCAGCACCGCCCAAGCCAAATCAAACGTCCAATGAAAGTGCTAAAGGAGGAAATCAATCCATCGAGACCTCCAGCACCGGAACACCTTCTACCATGTACAAAATAACCGGCAATAAAAATAAACTGCCAGGTCCATCAGGAATTCCTCCACTTAAACAGTCAGATGATTTCAATGTGAGAAATGAAGGTACTGAAGGCGAATCGCCAGAATTAAAAATTGCCAAATTGATGAACCAAAAAATAATAAATTCAGACAAAGATTTAATAAAATTGGATCTCACTATTTTTGGTGACCCTTATTTTTTACCGGGTGAAGGTATGTCCAACTACTACAACCAAGGTAGACTTTTTGTTGATCCAAGAGGATATACAAATGCTGACGGCAGTCAAACAGCCTTCGGATCCAAATATGGCACAGCCGATGGAGCAATAAATTATCTTGAAAGAATGGTGTTTATAGAAATAAATTTTAGAACACCTGTTGATCTGGGAGAAGATGGTAGATTTATTTTTCCTGCAGGCGGACAATATCAAAATGGCATGGGTGAAACTGTGCAGTTGGGAGAATTCAGTGGTATGTACAAAGTGATCAGAGCAACCAGCACATTTAGACAGGGCAAGTTTGAACAGGTGTTGCAGATAGTGAGAAGTCCTAACATGGGTATTGATGCTAAGGCAGGTCCACAAGACGCATATCAAAACTTTATTCAAAAAACAGGCAAAAAAGCCAACACCAGCACCGAGGGATCTTCATAATGGCACAAAATTTTTCACGTAAATCGTATGCGATAGATCCAAAAAAACAGACAGGGCCTTTTGAAGCCATTGTGAGAAATGTGTTGGATCCCAAATACAGCGGAGCCATAGAAGTTGAATTGTTAAAAACTTTGGAATCAGGATCTCATGAAGAAACTGGACAACTGGTTACCGCCAGATATCTACATCCATTTTATGGTACCACAGATGTAGCGGGATTGAACAAAAACAAAGATCACAGAGACAGTCAACAGAGTTATGGTATGTGGTTTGTGCCACCTGATGTGGGAAATCGTGTGATGATTGTTTTTATTGAAGGCAACATCAACAGAGCATTTTGGATTGGATGTATACCACAAGCATTGATGAACATGATGGTTCCTGGAAGCACTCCAGCCACCACAAACACCGACACCACAGATTCTGAACATCAAGAAGATCCTGCTGATGCAGATTACAAAGGCAAGAAACTGCCTGTGGGAGAACACAACAAAATTAAATTTTCTGGCAAGCCTGTCAATAAACCTTTAGGCATTGCTAAACCAATCAATAGAGTTTTTACCAACATATTGATGAATCAAGGATTGCTGGAGGACGAGACCAGAGGTTTGACCACTTCAAGTGCTAGACGTGAAGTGCCAAGTGCTGTGTTCGGAATCAACACACCAGGACCTAAAGACAAAGATTACACACAAAATCAACCAGTACAGTTTGCCAGACTGGGAGGGACCAGTTTGGTTATGGACGACGGTGATGACAAATTTATAAGAAAAACTTCTGCCAAAGAAGGTCCTTATTCTTATCTAAATTTAGAAACTGAAGACGCACTGATAGAAGGTGAAAAGAATATTCCGCACAACGAACTGTTTAGAATAAGAACACGCACAGGACACCAAATACTGTTGCACAATTCAGAAGACCTTGTGTATATTGCCAACGCCAATGGCACAGCATGGATAGAAATGACTGCCAACGGCAAGATAGATTTTTACGCAGAAGACAGTGTCAGTGTTCACAGTAAAGGAGATTTCAATTTTAAAACAGACAGAGATTTCAATCTAGAAGCAGGCAGAGATATCAATTTAAAAAGTGCCACAGTCAATCAAGAATC